GGCATCCCAGAGACGATGACCAGCCCATCCATTTGCTTGATTCCGGATGCACCTTATCTTGAAAGCGTTTTGATCAATGGATCAACAACAAAAGTGCGCGTGAATTTGACTGTCACCGGTGTAGTTGCTTATGCCAACAATGCCGCAGCTTTGGACAATCTCGAAACATTGATGATCAGCATCATCAGCGCAATGCCAAACGGCTATGTCGTGGGCAATGTAAATCAACCTCAACCATTGGAAGTTGGCGCGGGCAAATACCTCACGGCCGATTTACAAGTCAGCACTTACTACACCAACTAAGGAGAAATCATGCCAACAACAATCATCACGGGCAGAGACATCACTTTCACCATTGCTGGTGATAGCTATGATGCACAAGCCACATCAGCGACTTTGACAGTCGATTCAACGATCAACACATACCAGACACTTGATGGAAAAGCGTATTTCACTACGGATACGCAAGGCACATTTGCTGTTGAGATGTTAGCCGATTGGGGCGCAGCAAATTCATTGTGCGAGGAACTTTGGACAGCGGCAACAAGCGCACCAAATACAGGCTTGTCGGTAATCTTTGGAGCAGATTCAGGCGCATCATTTGCGTTTGATGTGCAGCCAATTTTGCCATCTGCCGGCGGTACAGCACCAGATGCACAGACTGTTTCACTATCTTTCACCTGTGTGACAACACCAATTTTGACAATCAGCTAAGAGATAAGGAATCGGGAGCATGAAACTACCAATCACAATCGAATTCAACGATGGTGAGAGCGCAACCTATACCGCGCTCCCACCGGAGTGGATGAAATGGGAACAAAAAACCGGAAACACGATTCAGCAAGTGGCCGAGAAATTGGGCATCGCCGATTTGATGTTTTTGGCGTATCACTCAATGAAGCGCAATGCAGCTGGAAAGCCTGTAAAGCCTTTTGAGATTTGGTGCGAAACTGTGGCTGACATAAGTATGGGAGAAACCGAAAACCCAAAAGCTACGAATCCGGATCAATAAACCGGATTGTTTGGGAATTGGCCATCCATACAGGATTGTCACGATCAGAGTTTCAAACCGCTGAGGATATTTTAACCGCTTTTGAGATACTGAGGATCAAAAATGGCAACTGAACCAATCACTTATGACAAGAGTGATTTGCGCGGAATCATTAAGGCTTTTAAAGCCATGGATGAGCAAGCTGTTTCTGAAGCCAAAGGCGTTTCAAATGGATTGGCCACTTATCTGCAATCCAAAGTCACAGCCGCAGCTGGTGGCCGCCCAAATAAGGCGGCAATTCGCATTGCTGAAGGATCGCGTGTTAGCAAGTCATCAAAAATTGGTGAAATCAGCTACGGCTTTGTTTCTCAAAAATTTAGCGGTGGCGGTACAACGCAACAGCTTTGGGGCGGTTATGAATTCGGCTCACAGAAATTCAGACAGTTTCCAATCTGGTCTGGCAAAGCTCCGGGCGGCATTGGCTCATTTGGATATTTTATCTATCCAACCTTGCGCGCCGAACAGCCTCACATCATCTCTCAATGGGAAAATGCATTTACTAAGATTCTGAAGGAGTGGTGATGGCCGGTCAATCAAGAACACTCAAGCTTTCAATTCTTGCTGATGTAGATAAACTCAAGCAAAGCCTCAATGTAGGCTCAAAAGATGTCGATGGTTTCGCCGGCAAAATTGGTGATTTTAGCAAGAAAGCGGCCGTTGCTTTTGCAGCTGTTGCTGCCGCAGCTGGTGCCATGGCGATCAAAATTGGTGTTGATGCTGTCAAGGCTGCCAGCGATTTGGGCGAAACAATCTCAAAAGTCAATGTTTTGTTTGGCAAGTCTGCCAAAGATATTGAGAAATTTGCAGATGGCGCAGCTTCATCGCTAGGCCAGACAAAACAACAGGCATTGGATGCCGCAGCTACATTTGCAACATTTGGAAAATCAGCCGGATTGAGCGGTGAGAATCTCAGCAAATTTTCAATTGACTTTGTAAAATTGTCATCAGATTTGGCCTCTTTCAACAACACATCACCAGAGCAAGCAATCAATGCGATTGGATCGGCATTGCGTGGCGAAGCTGAACCTTTGCGCCAATACGGCGTTTTGCTTGATGATGCCTCATTGCGCCAAGCAGCTTTGGAATTAGGAATCATCAGCACCACCAAAAATGCATTGACACCACAGCAAAAGGTGTTGGCAGCTCAAGCTTTAATTTATAAGCAAACATCAGCTGCACAAGGCGATTTTGAGCGCACCAGCGATGGTTTGGCCAACAAAACGCGCATCCTCACAGCTCAATTGGAAAATGCCAAAACGACCATTGGTCAGGCACTTTTGCCCATTGTTTTGCAATTGGCCACTTTCTTTTCAGAAAAGGTCATCCCAATTGTCCAACAGGTTGCAGATGCTTTTGGCAAAAAATCCGGTGGCATGGATGGCACATTGACATCATTGGCCGATGGCATCAAAGGTTTTGTGCAACCAATTTTTGAAGGTTTCAAATCGGCTTTTGACAAAATCAAAAAAACTGTCATAGAAAACAAAGATGAATTTGAAGCCTTTTTTGATGTCATCAAAGCTGCCGCACCAATTATTGGCAATGTCATTGGTAAAGCTTTCGATGTTGTTGGAAGCGTGGCCAGCGTTGTACTCAACATCATGGCAAATGTTGTTGGAGCTTTACGAGGTTTGATTAACACCGCAATCGATTTGGTCAATGTTGCGATCCGGGGTTTCAACCTTATCAAGCCGGGTGCCGACATATCACCGATTTCAAAAATCGGCACATCAAGTGGATCAAGCTCAACGGGTGGAATTTCTGTGCCAGCTGCATCATTGCCAAGTGGATTCACATCCGGCGGCGGAACAACATCCGGCGGCGGCACCACCGGTGGGGGAACAACAATCACGGGCGGCACAACAGGTGGAGGATCAAGCGGCGGCGGAACAATTGGCGGCGCGGTCACAAAGATTGCAAAAGACACCAAAAAGGTTGTGGATGATGTTGCTGGAGCTTTTGACAATTTTACCAGCGGCACAACGACATTGGCCGGAGTCATGGCAGCTTCAAATCAGCCATTTGCATTTGGCACATCTGGTGTCAATACGAACACGCTTGCTGGCATTTTGGCGGCATCAAGTAAACCAAGCGTGACTGTGAATTTTAACGGAGTGACAACTGATCCGGAAGGCACAGCGCGCGTGCTAGTCGATACGCTCAACAACTCTTACTATCGCGGAACAAACGGCGCAACGAATTTTGTGACAGCATGAGTGTTTTCAATCCTGTTTGGCGTGTAATTATTGGTGGCACGACATTTACAAATTATGCTTTGGCTAACCTCACAATCACAACAGGCCGGACAAACATTTATGAGCAAGCCAATGCCGGCTATGTCAATTTAGAGCTGATCAACCTTGATCAATCAATTGTTGATATTGAAATCAATGATGCGGTGACTATTGAATTGCAAGATTCCACAGCTACATTTGTGCCAATTTTTGGCGGCACAGTCGTGGAATTTGACATTGGAATTGCGGCATCGGGTGTCGTAGGCATCAATCAATCGGTCAAAATCATAGCCTTGGGAGCTTTGTCACGATTGCCGAAAGCTTTAACTCAAGGCGTTTTGAGTCACGATTTTGATGGCGATCAAATTCTTACAATTCTGACCGACTTGCTGATCAATTCATGGAACGAAGTGCCGGCTGCATTGACTTGGGCAACCTATGATCCGACCACTCAATGGCAAGATGCAGAAAACACCGGATTGGGTGAAATTGATACACCAGGCAGCTACGAACTCTCACAGCGATCAGCCTCGACCATTGATGTGTATTCTTTAGTTTCAGCTTTAGCAACATCCGGATTGGGTTACATTTACGAAAACCCACAAGGCCAAATCAGCTATGCCTCGGCCGATCATCGATCAATTTATTTGGCAACCAATGGTTACACCGATGTTTCAGCTGCACAGGCTTTAGCCAATTCTCTTTCAATTCAAACAAGAGCTGGTGACATCCGCAACGACATAAATTTGAAGTATGGCCAAAATTCGCAAAATCAGGTGAGCGATTCTGATGCAGCCAGCATTGGCCTTTATGGTCGATTGGCTCAAATCATCACAACAACCTTGAGACATCAAGCCGATGCTGAGGATCAAGCCGCTTTTTACTTAACGCTTAGAGCTTATCCTCAAGCCAATTTTAAT